TACAAGCAAATGCATTTAGAGCTGGAGTACGTTCTAGAACAAAACAATCACAAGAATGGTTTAGAAAAAATGTAACCAATCTTACAGTATCAAGACAAACTTTATTAAAAGATCCAGCATTAGATCGTACAGCTCAAAACATTCGTGGAAATATGTATATGTATTTCTACGATCCAAAGCATAAGGAAACCTTACCATACTATGATAGATTTCCTTTAACAATTATGATTGATGGAGCACCTGGTGGATTCTATGGTCTCAATCTACATTATTTAGACTATGGAGTAAGAGCTAGATTTTTAGATGATTTAATGGCTTTAGCACCTCAAAAAATGACAAGTAGTACTAGATTAGATAAACTACGATATAGTTTATTAACAAGTGTCAGAAAATATAAAGAATTTAAACCATGTTTTAAACATTATCTTGCAGAACATGTAAGATCTCAATTTGCAAGAGTACCTATGACTGATTGGGAAATTGCAATTTTCTTGCCAGTTGAACAGTTTAAAAAGAAAAGTAAACAAGCTATTTGGACTGATAGTTTAAGGATTGCAAAACAACCATGAGTAGTATTGAAACATTAAAAACAACAATTAGTAGAAAAGGTGGATTAGCTAAAGGTAATCGATTTAATGTTATGTTTACTCCACCAAAACAAACTCTTTTAAACTTAGATGGAGAACGTGTATTTACTTCTTTAATAAGAGGAAACTTTAATCCAAGAAGTTTAATTAATGATCCAAGAGATATATCAATTTTATGTGATTCTGTTTCAATACCAGGAAAACAAATAAGTACATTGGACTATCAATCAATAAAATATCCAGTGAAAATTCCGTATGGAACTCTTCATGATGATATTAATCTTACATTTTTATTAACTAACGATTACTATATGAAAACCGTGTTTGATGCGTGGATAAATAGTATTGTAGATAGTAAAACAAATCAGGTTGCGTATAAAAAAGATATTACATGTGATGTGACTATACAGCAATTGGATGAAAAAGATATACCAATATATGGTGTAACGCTTGAGAATGCTTTTCCTACAACAATGAATGAAATAAGTCTGGCTAATGAAAATTCAGACACAATTCAAAAGTTGAGTGTGAGCTTTAGTTATGATAGATACGAGCCGCAAGGTCCGTTAAGTAGTACAGCCAGTGCAATAAGAAATGCATTAGGCATATTTGGATAATATAATATAGGAGAATATTATGGCTTTACCAGAGCTAAATACAGCTAGGTATAAGGTTGAAATACCGTCAACAGGTCAGGAAGTGACCTATAGACCTTACTTAGTGAAAGAAGAAAAGATTTTAATGATGGCAATGGAGTCAAGTGATAACAAGGTTATTATGCAGACCACCGTTGATATAATTAAGTCTTGTATCTTTGATGATATTGATGTTGACGGATTAACAATGTTTGATATTGAAACATTATTTTTAGCATTAAGATCAAAGTCCGTTGGAGAAAAAATTGATCTTAATATGAAATGCATTAAATGCGACGCAAAGAATGAAGTTCTTGTCGATTTTGATGCAATTGAAAGACCAGTTGTAAATCATGATGAGAAAAAGATTATGTTAACTGATACAGTTGGAATAGTATTAAAATATCCATCTGTAAGAGATGTCGATAAGTTTACTTCTATTGGCAAAAACGAAGTAGAATCAGCAATGGATATTATGATATCATCCATTGATAGTATTTTTGATGAAGAAAACGTTTGGCCAGCAGAACAGGAAACTGCAGATAGTCTTAAAAAGTTTATTGACTCATTGAATAGTGAACAGTTTACTAAATTATCTGAATTCTTTAATGAGATGCCAGCATTATCTACCAAAATAGAATTTAAATGCGTATCTTGTGAAGAAGATAATGTACATGAACTAAGAGGCCTTCAAAGTTTTTTTACGTAGGCCTTTCACACGATAGTCTTGTAAACCATTACAGGACAAACTTTGGTATGATGCAACATCATGGATATAGTTTAACTGAACTTGATAATATGGTACCGTGGGAAAGGGAAATATATGTAGGCCTTTTAACGGATTGGATAGAGAAAGAAAACGAACGTTTAAGAAAAGAACAAAGGAGAATGTAATGGCTGAAGGACAAGACAATAGTCGTAACGAAGTTGAAATAGATTTAGATAAGTATATGGCTTTGATTGATAAACTCGATCAAGCTGAAGATACAATTAAGGATATGCAACTTGAAGCTGCTGAAGCAAAGAAAAGACTTGCTCCACCACAAAGAAGATTTATGGATATCTTTTTAGATGATAATGATGTAAACGAAAAAGCAATTATTGGTTTTATATCATTTTTCTTAATGACAATCTTTGGTGTATGTGATTTAATCACAGCATTTATGGGTAAAGACTTAGTTATCTCTGATACAATTTATACATCATTTGTGGTAGTAACACTTGGTGCATTTGGTATATCAGAGGCTGGCAGAGCTTTTGGCGGTAAATAGGACAAATAAATGGCTGATCTTCCAAGAGAAAAAAGTCTTACTGATGTAGTAGACGAATTAAGAACTTTAAATCAACAACAGGAATATATTCAAGAGTCTGTGGCTTATACACAGGAACTTACTGAATATATTGAAAGAGAAGGTCATAATTTAGAAGCAAGTCAGTTAGCAGCTCTTGAAGATTTAATCCTTACATTAAAAGAAGGTCGCTTAGATGATTTAGAAGCTGAACAAGAACAAATTCTAAGAGATAGAATTGAAGCAAAAAAAGACGATGAAAGAAATGATCTATTAGAAAAAATATCCAAATTCACTGGTATCAGTATGGATATTCTAAAAGATGAATTTGCTGGTAAAGATCGTAGTCTTATAATGGCTATTTTAATACGTACAGCATTAATTGGTCTATTTAAAGGATTTTTAGTAGGTGCTTTCTTAGAACCATTTAAACTTATTGGTAAAGGTTTAGTAGCAGTTTCATCAAAGATTGGTAAATTTTTAGGATTAGATATATTTTATAAAAATTTAAAAATAGGTCTTCAAACGAATATAACTAAAGCTTTTGATTTTTTAAAAGCTGCCTTTGCAACAAGACCTGGGCAACCACCTGGATTTTTAGCAAAAAGCTTTATGCAATTGAAAAAAGTTTTTATTGATATTTTTAATATATTAAGAGTAAGTTTCGGTAATGCTATTAAAATATTATCAGCCGTTACTGGATTTATTGCTGGTAGAATTGGTGCTTTAGAAAGTTTAACTCAACTTAAGTTTAAAGTAAATGTTACATCAGCACCATTTAAATTAGTTGCAAGAATAATTAATTTTATTTTAGAACCTATTAGAAAACTTGGTAATATATTATTTAAAATATTTACTCCAGCTATAAAAGGCCTTAATAAAGCAGGAAAAGCAATTGCGCCTGGAAGTCAAATTGTATCAAAGTTAGGTAGTAATATTGTTAGATTCTTTAGCGCTCTACAACCAGTACAAAAAGCTTTTACAGTTTTAAGAAGCATAGGTGGCACATTTTTTAAAATAGGTAAAGTTTTTGGTAGATTTTTCTATGTTGTATCTGGTATCTGGGGTGCTGTTACTGGATTTATGAAAGGATTTAAAAGATATGAAGATGGCAGTCTATTTGAAAAGCTTTTAGGTGGTCTATCTGGTGCGTTTACTGGCATAGTTAATATATTAATCACATCACTACTTGATCTTGTTAAAGATGGTATATCATGGGTTGCTAATAAACTTGGATTTGAAAACTTTTCTAACTTTTTAGATTCATTTAGTTTTGAAGAAATGTTTACAAATCTAATTAATCGAATTACTGATACTATTGTAAATACATTTAGAACAATTGGAGATCTTATACAAGATATTGGCGTTAGCGGTATTATAAGAAATGTAACGCTTTCATTATTAAAAATTATGAAAAAGATTGCAATGTTTCCTGTTGCTGTAGCAGCTGGTGGAGCAGCAGCTCTTGGCGCATTATTGCCAGGTGGTAAAACACCTCAAGAAGCATTTAGTGAAACATTTGCTAGCGTTTTAAACTTTGGTGATGATTTAATTGATGGTTTAAAAGCACAAGCTGATGGTTTAAATTCTGAAGGTGAACTAATCGATGCACGATCTGAAGAAGGAATAAGATTAAGAGATCAAAGAGAACTTGAAAGAGGCGAAGGACCAGCAATATCTCAAGCAAT